AAGCGAAATGTTCGCCTCGACAGAACTCGATCCAAGAATTGAATCAGTGATGCCGATTCTGCGTAAGTTGAACAAAAACATCACCGAAGTTGATCACTCTGCTGAATTGGCCGAGTGGGCTGATGAAGTTATTGATGAGGCTCTTGGTCTGGCTGAAGTTTCAAAGGGTCTGGCCACAAAGACATATGCAAAAAGAACTGCTGATGCATGGAACCAGGGTGACATGGCCACCAATACAGACGATCATAAATCGGCGACAAATGCCAGCAACAAGGCAGACAAGACGTATAAACATATAGGTAAACGCTTTGGGTGGCGCGCCCAACAAGCTGCAAATACAGCCGCCAATAAAGAAGTTTTTGGTAAATTAGAAGGCCCGTCGAGGTCATTAAGGTATACGCCTACTGATGAAAAACTTGATGAAATCGGCGACAAGAAAGCCGATGACGGGTCCGATGTGCTAAGTCGCTATAAAAAAAAAGCCGGTGAGCAATCGTCCGCCGCAGACAGAGCGGGAGACTTTGAAAAAGGTCACAAACGATTCAAGGGCATCGTAAAAGCCACAAAGAAGCAATTTGCGAACGACAACAAACCTAAGCAAGTGGAAGAGGACGCTATGGGTGACTTCTTAGCAAAGGGCGGGCAAGTTAAGGTGGGGAAACCGTCGAAAGGTCCTCGCCACCCCGGAACTAGCATGGCAAGCAGTCACATCGGTGGATCAGGTGATCGCATGAAGGCAAGTAGGACTGGTATCGGTGCCCGTGGCACATCTGATACTAAGCCGGTCGTTAGTGTTCGTGAAACCGTGAATCAACCAGTGGCGCCGCAAGTGGCTAAAGTTCTCAAGAGTCTGGGATACAAACTAGACTCAAAGGAATCAATGCCGGGTGAATTGAAGTCATGGTGGAATAAACCTGCATCCGGTCATCCAAGTATGGAGGACCTTGCTAAAGCACTGACGGCAGTTGACCCATCATTCAAACCAAAACCAAACTACCAATACAGTAGTAACTCTCCTGAGCAAATGACTAAATCTACAGATGGTGCCGGACAATTACTGAGGGCTGAATATCAAGGCACTAGTAATGGCGGCGGTCTGTTCGTGGCAGTATACAAACGAAAGAAGCAAGGTGGTCTGGCCAAGCGAGACTACGACAATGGATTAGATCCGGGTAGTCGGTATGACGGAATGTATGAAGGTGATGGTCTGGAGTCAAACAATCCAGGGGGTATTCCTGAATCTACCCAAACACAACCTAACTACCCGGACACCAAGCAAGGTGCCGCGGCATCATTCGCGGAGAATGCCGACAAACGATTCGTCAAAGAAATGGATCTGCCAAATTGTAAAGTGTGGCCTGACCCACAAACTGAAGGTGTGTGGGCAATTGACAACTACACAACAGGTGTACGAGTAATCGTTTATCTAGCCGGATACAGAGGACCAATGGGTGATATTCGTGGACCATACGATGACTTTGAAGAAGGTCAAATTCCAAAACGCGAGATGATGCGTCATCAGCGTAATGATCAGGCACAGAATGATGTAGAAGATGATATGATGGAAGACCTTAGTCGCCGTGGATTTTTGCGAGGCGCAGGAGCAGCAGCGTTGGCAGGCGCGGCAGGCGCGGCAGGTGCAAGCACAGCGTTTAAGCCACATGATGCTGTCCCTGGCAAATACGAACCTGATGCTACCCCTGAAATTAAAAAACTTCAACAGGTGATCAACCGAACGCTTGACCTCTTCGGCTACGGAACTCCATTCCAGAGCAAAAGAGTCAAAGAAGATGGTATCATGGGAAAAGAGACTTCTGATGCGTATAAAGCAGCACTAGATGGGTTACGCCGTAATGATGAATCTCCTGTATTAGCAGATAAGTATGATACTCTACTGACAAAATACGGATCAGCGGCTGACCACTCATTAGGATATCGTGCTTTTTATCGTGACCCTTCAAAAAATACAGCAGTCAAAGAGGGTCAAAAGTATCCGGACAATTCTAACTCGGGCGCAACCCGATCGATAGTCATACCCAATCTGAAAGATTACAAGTCTGATAAGATTCCGTGGAAAGGTATCACAAAGGCCACCAGAGTAGATCCAACTATTACTCCGACTACCGTTAAGAAGGTTGGCGCAGCGAAGGCACCAGAAGCACCCGCTTTTCTGAAGAAAGAAGTTAAAGAGGGTGATCAGGGGCTGGACGCAATCAAACGACTATTGGGTAAATAAGTTCTCAAAAACCTCACTTAAAATGTGAGGTTTGCCATATCAGGGATAAATACTATTGACAGGAGTGAAGTATAAGTGTATACTAGCATCTGTTAGTCGCATAATTATGTGCGGCGCATATAAACAAAGACCAACTTAATTATAAAGGAAACTTATTATGGCAACATCTCTCCAGGAAATCCGCGCTCGTATCGCAGCAGCGGAAAACAAACAAAACACCCCTCGCGCATCTTCAGACAATTCCATTTACGCTCATTGGAACATGGACGAAGGCACCACGGCAACTCTCAGGTTCCTACCCGATGCTGACGGCAACAACCCATACTTCTGGGTCGAGCGTCAAATCATCAAACTCCCGTTCAACGGGGTAAAGGGCGACTCTGCTGCCAAGCGTGTCGAAGTTCAAGTTCCGTGTATCGAAATGTTCGGTCCTGAATATCACTGCCCGATTCTGGCAGAAGTTCGCCCTTGGTATAAGGACGAAACTCTCAAGGAACTCGCCAACAAGTATTGGAAGAAACGCGCTTACCTGTTCCAGGGTTTTGTCCGCGCAAACCCAATCGGTGATGACAAGGCTCCGGCGAACCCGATTCGTCGCTTCATTATCAGTCCGCAAATCTTCACCATTGTGAAGGCTTCGCTGATGGATCCAGAAATGGAAGAACTGCCAACTGACTACCTGCGTGGTCTTGATCTGAACATCAAGAAAACATCTAAGGGTGGTTATGCTGATTATTCAACCAGCACATGGGCACGTAAGGAATCGGCACTGACCGACGCTGAACAAGAAGCGATTGATACACACAAGCTGTATAACCTGGCTGACTTTTTACCGAAGAAGCCAAGTGAGGCAGAACTGCGTATTATCAAGGAAATGTTCGACGCATCCGTTGACGGCAAGCCGTATGACTTGGAACGTTGGGGACAATACTATCGTCCATGGGGCCTTGATGCTCCAGCCGGTAACGCCCCGGCAGCAGCGACCACAGTAGCTCCGGCTACAACGACCGAGGCTCAACCTTGGGAAGACGAAGCAGCGGCTGTTGTTGTTCCTAAGACAACAGTGACCGGCGATAAGACGACCGACATCCTTGCGATGATTCGCGCTCGTCAGACAAAAACTGTCTAATCCAATTGGGGACTTCGGTCCCCAATTCTAGGAGAATATTATGACCCTACCTGATGAAAGATACCGTGCCCTCAAAGCCGGTAAGAAGTTATTAGAAGAACTATGTGACCCGGGCAAAACACCCCGGGTACCGAGCATAGTACGAGACAGAGCCAGAGGGGCACTCCGACATTACCCAAGCGATTATGAGTTTGAGAAAATGTCTGACCAATGTCCTGATCTGCTGAACAAAGTGCCGTGGACTGTTTCACGCCTGCACACAACTAATTAAAGGAAAAACATGGGACGCCCATTTGATTTATCAAAGTTCCGCAAGGGACTGACAAAGAGTATTGAAGGACTCAGCATCGGATACAATGATCCGACTGACTGGATCAGCACCGGCAACTACACACTGAACTATCTTATCAGCGGAGACTTCAAGAAAGGTATTCCTCTTGGTAAGGTTACAGTGTTCGCCGGCGAATCTGGTTCTGGCAAGAGCTATATCTGTTCTGGCAATCTGATCCGTAATGCCCAGGAACAAGGCATCTTCGTGGTGCTGATTGACTCGGAGAACGCCCTTGATGAAAAGTGGCTGATTGATCTTGGTGTAGATACTGACCCGAGTAAGTTACTGAAACTGAACATGGCGATGATCGACGATGTGGCAAAGACTGTGTCCGAATTCATGAAAGAATACAAGACTCTGGAAGATGCAGACAAGCCTAAGGTTCTGTTCGTCATTGACTCGCTTGGTATGTTGCTGACTCCTACTGACGTGAATCAGTTTGAAGCAGGTGACATGAAGGGCGACATGGGACGTAAGCCTAAGGCACTGACTTCTCTGGTCAGAAACTCTGTGATGTTGCTTGGCAGTCACAACGTGGGAATGGTCTGTACCAATCACACGTACGCCTCGCAAGATATGTTCGACCCTGATGACAAAATCTCTGGTGGTCAAGGCTTTGTGTATGCGTCCAGTATCGTCGTGGCCATGAAGAAACTCAAGTTGAAGGTTGACGAAGATGGCAACAAGGTTACTGATGTACTTGGTATCCGCGCAGCATGTAAGGTTATGAAAACCCGTTATGCGAAGCCATTCGAAACCGTCCAAGTTCAGATTCCGTATGCAACTGGCATGAGTCCTTACTCTGGTCTCGTTGATATGTTTGAGAAGAACCTGTCATTGAAGAAGGAAGGCAACTCTCTGGTCTACATCACGGAAGACGGTGAAATCATCAAGAAATTCCGCAAGGGATGGGAACGCAATGATGATGAATGTCTGGATAAGCTGATGACCGAGTTCCAGAAAAAAGCAGAAACAACGATAAGTAGTGTAACACCGGAGGAGGAAGTTACACCATGAGTTTAGATTTTGTTGTTGAGGTATGGGACGCCCTGCGTTCCCACGTTGATTCTAATGAGCGAAAAGACGCCGCGGACACTTTGATCAACCTGTTGATTGAGAATGACTACGAGGCAGCAGACATTAAGGAAGCGTTTCGCGGGGACAAAGATGTGCTTGGCGCTCTGAAGTTCTATGCCGAACAGCATGACGAAGATGATGACGAAGATGATGAAGACGATTACCAAGACGCTGAAGAAGAATGGGATTAAATGAATTGGTATACAAAAGTCAGCACGGACTTATCTGCGATACCCGATTTCATCAGCCACTTTGAAGCAGAATTACTTGCTGCTAAATTTGACTGTGGAATCAAGGGCAATGTAGAGAAGAATGTCGCAGCCCTTCCGGGCATCACAGAGCATCGCTTTAACCAACTACAAGAAGTGGAAGCGGTGCTCAATTTTCTTAACTTACAACTACGCAAGATTCGGCGAAAGCATTTCCAAAAGTATCTTGAGGCATACAACAGGGCACTGTCCAGTCGTGATGCTGAGAAGTATATGGAAGGCGAGGATGAGGTGATTGACTTTGAGACAATCATCAACTCTGTGGCGTTTCTGCGTAACCAATATTTGGGTCTGATCAAAGGTCTTGAATCAAAGAACTTCATGCTTGGTCACATTGTCCGTCTCAGGGCTGCCGGCATGGAAGATATCACTCTCAATTAGGTTAAACCGGTGTTGCGAAACATCGGTTTTTCTGTTATAATACAATCTTTAACTCTCAGGAACAAACATGGCCGCCGGCGATCACGACATTTTTACCAGTAAAACTACATTGGATATCCTGGCATCGATCCGGGGAAAGTCAATTGCACCTGTACAGGATCTCACTTTTGACCCATACTCAATACTGACCGCAGGAACATTTACCAATCATAATATCAATAAAAAGCATTGGTTAGATGAGTTGACAGCCACGCAAAACAACAACTATATCACAAAGTATCAGGTCAGTGAATCGGTCGAGGATGTACTGGCTCTTAGCACGGCATGGTTCAGACTGCGCCAAAATGTATCTCTGGAGAAATATCCGAACGTAGACAGTCTTACTGATCCGGCGCTGTTTCCTCTGGTTCGTGAAGAAGATCGCCTCCTGGCTGAAACCATACGAGATTATTACAGCAAGAGATGTATGATGTGGGCCCTCAAGGAAGTGAGACTGACACCATTCCGAAAGGATCTGGCTAAGTTCATCCTCACTGATGGGAAAGTGTTCACCGAAGAAATGCTGCCATTGGTATTTAGACTGCCGGAGTTCTATAAGTACGACACGGAATTTGCTGAAATGGTTCGTGATCTGCCGCACCGCGACATCCCATTGCACCATCAGTCTGTGACCGAAGCGCACAATCTTCGCCCGCTTCGTAAGTTTGTGGTGAAGCACAAGAATTCACACAAGTTTGAATACTGGTTCAAAGATGAAAATGGTTATCCGGCATGTATCGTGTTGGATCACCTTAACCAGTGTATCTCGTTATTTGAACGAGAGTTCCGAAAAGAATCAATGAACATGAAGATAACCGGGTGCGTCACCAATAGGAATGAACACTCGTTCTTCAAAGTGGCGTCTTGGAAAGTAGAATAAAATAGAGTCAGAATCCGGCACTAAATAGATTTGTAGGATGGTCCTACAACCCACAGACTTTAATGTATGCGTTTAGTCTGTACGCAGTAAAAGGAAAATATGATGTACTCAAACAAGCTGGTGGCCAGCCTAAAAGCCAATGGTAAAATCCTCAGGGAATTCAAAGACACGGTCTATGTGCCGTTCGGATCAGAATACTCCCTGCTTCTGAAAAATCTCAACACGGTTCGCGCAGTTGTTAACGTCTTTATTGACGGTGAAGACCAATGCCCCGGTGGACTGATTCTGAACGCCGGTCAAGAAATTGATCTGGAGCGTTCGATCAAAAACAACAACCTCCTGGAAGGCAACCGATTCAAGTTCATTGAACGAACTGCTGCCGTAGAAAACGGCCCTCGCGGCGTCAAGCTGGAAGATGGTATTCTTCGCGTGGAGTTTCAATTTGAGAAGCCATATATCCCGCCTGTCTATCAACCAAGCCCCTGGGGAATACGTTACGGTAATGATCGCGGCATCACCGGGTCGTCCGGTGATTGGCACGGGGCTGATCGTATGACATTCGGTACAAACAACATGAATGTCGGCGGCACGATGCGTAGTGTTGACCGAAGCAAGGGTGAATATGTCAAGGCCGCTGCCGCGTCAGCAATTGACAACTATTGTGCCACTAACAACATTCAATCGTCAGTTAGTCAAGTTCATGATGGCATGGCAACAATGGATTGCTGCTTTAATGATGTG